GAGAGGAATGACACCTTACAGCCGTCACATGCACACAGGCGTGACAAGTTGGACCTCGCCGGATTTGCGACGCGAGTTTCCCAAACCCAGCGCGCGAGTTCCCGGAGGTTTTGAAATTTCAAATCGGCAGTCCGCGGAAGTATCGCAAAACCGCGCGGCGATCGGCGGGAGGTCCCCGGGGGCGCCGTGGGATTGCGCCGGGCGTCGCGGGAGGTCCCCGGGGGCGCCGTGGGATTGCGCCGGGCGTCGCAAAATCGTCGCCGAGGCCCAAAATAGGTCTTGACCCGCCCTCCTGAACTTGGTAAAAGGGTCCCGTTGGGGCGATCCTGCCCCCCGATGGAGTTGATACGATGGCGAAGGCGATCAAGGTGACAATGGTCACGGAGAAGGATGGGAAGACCGAGACGTTGGTTGACCATTACCTCCCCCGCGTGGCCCAGTCGCTCGCCGATGCCAAGGCGGAGGTCTTCCGCCGTTGCGGCTACAACGTCATCTCCGTCACCCTCAGTTGAAAGGACCGATCCCATGACGCAGCAGTTCCGCTACACCATCGAGTTCCGCGCCGAGGGCGTGCCCGAGTCGGTCCTCACCGATATGGCACGTCACGACCGCGCCGCGATCGTCGCCCGGACCGACAACGCGGACGGCCGGGCCGTCTCGGCCACGTTCCAGGGCCGGCTCGCCCCGACGATGGAGCGTTGGGCCACTTTCTGGGTCGGGGCGCGCATTTCCCAGGGCCCGGACCTGCTCGTGGCCTGGGTCGTGGACTTCGGCTCGCAGGCCGGGACGATGACCTTGGAGTTTGCGGCGAGCGAGGACCGCGCCGCCGCCCACGAAGCCGCGGCGACGCTCCTGGCCCGGACCGTCACGAAGCCCGAGGCGTGGCAGGTGAACGACCTGAAGCGGGGCTGAGGACCGCGGCGGATGGGTAACGGCCCGGGGGCAACCTCGGGCCACCTCAAAGTTTCCTCTTGACTTCCCAGAGCCAAGTCATATACAACCATCGGGCGCCGGCTATCCCGCCGGGCCCCGATGAGGCAGACCCCGATGAACGCCCAGATCAAGCACGCCCCCTCCTTCCCCCAGCTGGTCGAGGCGCATGAACGCTTCGTCGCAGCCAACGGCCGTCGCGGCGGGCGGTCCCTCATTGTCGCGCTGTCCCAGCGCTGCTTCCAGCTGGAGCAGGCGGTCATGCGCGAGACAGGCGAGCCGTTCATGGAAGTGAACCGGGTCCTGCTCGGGGTCGCCCACCCGCCTCGCCTGAACTGAACCTCATGGGGCGCCGGGCTCCCCCCGCCCGGCGAACCGACTGGAGCCAGGACCCTGGCCCCGCACCCGTCCCCCTCGGGTGTGCCTGGCTCCAGTCTAATTTTCGAGACACACGTGCTTGCCCGGCCAGTTCTCCCTCTTCCCCGGTCCCGGTCTACAGGCCCCCCTCCCTATAACTGTGCCCTGCCTGTGCGCTAATGGGCGCCGACCCCTTCCGACCTCCTGCCCGGACCCCTTTCTGCCCCGCCCGGCGGACCCCGCGCCGATCGCCGGTAGAAAATCCCCTTTGGACTTCGCGCCGCCTCGCCGGCGATGACAACCAGCCATCAGGGCTAGGCACTACCTATAGGGGGTCGCCCCCGGGGGCGCGCACTAGCCCTAGCGTCGGAAACGCTTCCCCAATTTCAGAGTCCAGGACTAAGGTCCGCGCCCGTGAGGGGTCAGGGACCAATGGGCGCCGCCGCGCGGGCAAATCCGAGTGACCGTGGATATGACGAAGAGTGGGCCGCCCTCCGGGCGCGCTATCTCGGCATCCACCGGTATTGCCAGAAGGCCCGCTGCGGCCGGAAGGCGTCGCACGTGGATCATATCATCGCAGTTGCGCTCCGCCCCGACCTCCGCCTAGCCTGGGGCAACCTCCGGTCGCTCTGCCGGTCCTGCCACAACCGCCGGTCGATGCTGGATCAGCACGTCGCGGAGCGGCGCTGCACACCGGCCTGCGACGCCTCGGGGATGCCAACCGATCCGCGCCACCCGTGGAACAACGGCGGCGAGGTCGGCAAGGCTCCCCTCTCCGCCTACGGGATGGCGGTCGATAGCGTCACGGGCCGCCTCATCCCGATCGGGCGCCGGGCGGAGGACCCGTCATGAAGGCCAACACCATCATCGCCGGGACCGCCTCGGGTAAGGCCGGCGCCTCGCGGAAGAACGCAAACAAGAAGCCGGGGACCTCCATCCCCCGCCCGAAGGCGTCGGCGCCCAAGCGCGCGGTCCTCCGGGCCGCGGCCGCGAGCGCGGATGAATCCATCCAGTCCGGCTTCGTTGCGAGTTCCCAGCAGCGTCTCTCCGCGGGCGGGAACCTCACCCCGCGCCAGCGTGAAATCTTCTACCACCTCATGGCCTCCTACCCGGGGGGCGTCTTCGTGGAGGGCGACCGCCCGGCCATCGACGCCTTCTGCCAGCTGGTTGAGATGCGGGAGGCGGCGCTGTCCCGCGCGGAGGAACTGGGCGCCTACTCGCCGGAACTCCCGCGACTCGATGACGGGACGATTGACATGAAGACGATGAGCGCGTGCGAGGCGGCAATCAACACCGTCCACCGCCTCTCCGCGATGGTCTTCACCGCGGCCTCGCGGGTCCGCGCCGCGCCGAACACCCGGCTGGCCTTCAGCGATGGGCACGAAGGGATGCTGGAGCAGATGGCCGCGGAGCGCGCGGCCGGGCAGCAGAACGATGTCCTGGGGGATATCTCCCGGGATATCGCCAAGCTGATGAGCCGGAAGAAGGCGTGATGGCCGCGAAGAAGCAGCCCGAGGCGAAGCCGGCCCCGCGGACGAAGCGGGCCCCCGCCGCGCCGAAGGTCGGGCTCATCCAGTCGATTGTAGACCGGCTCCAGATACCGACGCCCGAAGGCATGGATGTTGGGAAGCCGCTCCGGCTTCTCCCGTTCCAGGAAGAGATTGTCGCCAACACCCTGTTCAACCGGGTCTGCCGCCGGGCGATCCTCTCCTTTGCACGCAAGAACGGGAAGACCACGCTGGCCGCGCTGATCGGGGTCCTGGCCTGCCTCGGGTTCCGGGTCAATAACAACTCGCTGGTCGCGGTCGCGGCCCGAAGCCGCGATCAGGCGTCCATCCTCTTTGACGCCGCCTCCCGTATGGTCCAGATGTCGCCGATCCTCGCCCCGATGTTCCTGGTGCGCGAGACGAAGCGGGAGATGATCTGCCTGAAGACGAACATCACGCTGCGCGCCGTCGCGGCGGATGCCACAACCGCCTTCGGTCTTTCCCCGGCGCTGACGATCCACGATGAACTCGGGCAGGTCCGCGGCGCGACTGACCCGCTGTATGATGCGCTTGAGACCGCGATGGGTGCGCACGCCGATCCGCTCAGCATCATCATCTCCACGCAGGCGCCCGGCGACGAAGCCCTGCTCAGCGTCCTCATCGACGGCGCCGAGGCCGCCAATGACCCGCGCACCCTTCTCTTCCTCCATGCCGCCGGAAAGGATGATGATATCCACGACCCGGCCGTGTGGAAGAAGGCCAATCCGGCGCTAGGCGTCTTCCGCAATGAGGATGAGTTCCGCGAGTCGGCGGAGCGGGCCCGGAAGATGCCCAGCTTTGAGTCCGCCTTCCGGAACCTCTACCTGAACATGCGGGTGTCCGGGGCGAACTCGCTGGTGTCGCCGGATATCTGGCGGGCAAACGGGATGGCCCCCGATGCCGCAATGCTCTCCGCATGCCGGCTTTCGATCGGGCTGGACCTCTCCGCCCGGCAGGACCTCACGGCCGCGGTCGTTGACGCGGAGGACGCAAACGGGGTCCACCACCTGTTCCCGTTCTTCTGGACCCCCGAGGCGACGCTGGCAGCGCGCGAGGAACGCGACAAGGCTCCCTATTCCCTCTGGGTGCGCCAGGGCGCGATGGTCGCGACGCCCGGGAACTCCGTCCGGCTTGATTACGTCGCCAAGTGGCTCATCGAAATGGTCGTGAATTATGATGTCGCGGTCGTTCGGTATGACCGCTGGCGGATGCCCGAGTTGATCCTTGAGATGGAGCGTCAGGGCTACACCGACCTCCCGCTTGAGCCGTTCGGCCAGGGCTACAAGGACATGGCGCCGGCTATCGACGTGACCGAGGGGTTGCTGCTCGATAACCGGGTGCGTCATGGGATGCACCCCGTTCTCATGCACTGCATGTCCAACGCGATCATTACCCGCGATCCCGCGGGGAACCGCAAGCTGGACAAGGGGCGTGCTGTGGGGCGCATCGACGGCGCTGTGGCGATGGTTATGGGCCTCGCCCGGCCCTCCGGCGCAATCGCGTCTTCTGATCTTCCAATCCTGGTATGGGGAGGGCCCTAACCGATGCCGCTTGATTCGATCGTAACCCGGCGCAAGCTGGAAGATGTCCTGGGGCGGGAGCACCAGACCCTCGCCTACCAGACGAAGGACCCCTGGACCTTCGTCGCGAGCACGGAGGCGGTGGACCGCTACGGGGACATCATCGTCGCGGACGGCTGGGACCTCCGGAACTTCAAGAAGAACCCAATTGCCCTCTGGCAGCACAATTCGTCGCAGCCGATCGGCAACTGGGCTGACGTGCGTGTCGAGGAAGACCAGCTGGTTGCCCGGCTGGAGATGGTGAAGCCCGGTATCTCTTCGATCGCGGATATGCTCCGCGGTATGCTGGAGACGCGGGTGCTTCGCGCCGTGAGCGTTGGGTTCATCCCCCTGAAGGCCGAGGAAATCCTGGACTCCAAGGGGAACTGGACCGGCTATCGCTTCACCAAGTCCGAACTACTCGAAATCTCCGTGGTGTCCGTGCCTGCCAACCCGGAAGCGTTGGCCCTCGCACGGTCCCTCGGCGCCAGTCCCGAAACGATGGAACTGCTTCGCTCCAAGACCGGGGTGTTTCAGGTCAGGTCCATCGCCGGGACGCCTCCCGGGCCGTCCGCCCATCCGCCTGCCAACACCACCAACCCGAAGGGGAAGACGACGATGCCGACCATCGCAGAGCGGATCGCCTCGCGCGAAGCCGCCATGGCCGTGATGCGCGACCAGATCGCCGAACTGGGGACGATCGAAGACCCGAACGAGTCGCAGGACCTGCAGCTGCAGGAACTGACCGCGAACCTGACCGCCTCCACGGCCGCCCTCGCCACGCTGAAGAACGCCCAGGCGGCGCTGCTCGCCTCGGCGGCTCCGGCCGGCGCTGACACGAAGCCCCCGGCCGCGGGCGGCGGCGAGACGCCCCCGACCACGCCGCCCTCCAACGGCGCGGCGCCGCGCCTGACCGCTCCCCCGGGCATCCGCTCGCGCGGGCAGAAGGACCCGGCGGCGCTGCTCTTCCGGACCGCCTTTGTGGTCGCCCGGTCGCACATCGAGAAGCGCCCGATGGACGACATCATCCGCAATACCTACGGCGGATCGAAGGACCTGGAGGCGCTGGTGCGCGCGGTCACCGACCCCGCGATGACGACCGTCACCGGCTGGGCGGCGGAACTCGTGGGCGAGACGATCGGCGCCTTCATCGACGTGCTGCGGCCCAACTCGGTCTTCTTCAACGTCCCGATGTCCACCTTCACGTTCGGCCGGTCCAAGCTGCGCCTGCCGACGCGGAACAGCGGGAAGCTGAACGGCGACTTCGTGGCCGAGGGCGCGCCGATCCCCGTGAAGTCGGTCGTGCTCGGCTCCGTCCTGCTGGAGCCCCACAAGCTGGGCGTCATCACCACGATGACCCGGGAACTCCAGATGCTGTCCGATCCCGCCGCGGAACCGCTGTTCCGTGAAATGATGATCGGCGACACCCGGGAGACGATCGACTCGCTGTTCATGGACAACGTCGCGGCGGTCCCGACGCTCCGCCCGGCGGGCCTCCAGCAGCTGGCCGGGGCGAACACGGCCGCGTCCTCCGGCACGACGCTCGCGAACATCATCACCGACCTGAAGGCCGCCATCCAGGCGATGGCGAACAAGAACATGGGCCGGCAGCTGTGCTGGATCATGAACACCCAGCGGGCCCTCTCCCTCGGGCTCGTGACCAACGCCGCGGGCAACTTCATGTTCCGCGATGAGCTGGTGACCGGGACGCTGCTCGGCATCCCGGTGGTCGCCTCCACGACCGTCCCGCCCGCCATCGTCTTCCTGGTCGATGGCGCGGAACTCGCGGCCGCCTATGACGAGACTCCGCAGATGGACATTTCGGACCAGGCGACCCTCCACATGGAGTCCACCCCGGCGACGGTTCCCCCGACCGCCGACACCGTCGCGCCGATCGCCTACCCGGAGGGCGGCGCCCCCGGCGGGACCCCGGGCACGGCCGCCCTGGGCGACTTCGCCCAGCCGGTCCGCTCCCTGTGGCAGACGGCCACGCTGGGCCTGCGGCTGCTCTGGGATATCACCTGGAACCAGCGCCGGGCCGGCGCGGTCTACACGATCACGGGCGTGGCCTGGTGATCTCCCGGCGCGGGGCCTTCGGGCCCCGCGTCTCCTTTCGGACCTCCAACCGGGAGCACACCCATGTCCGCTTCGCTCGCGCGAGCCCTGTGGCTCATCCCCTCCGCCTCCTTCGCCGAGGAAATGCTGACTGACGAAGAACTCGCCACCGCGGTCGCCGAGGGCCGGGCGGTTGAGACTTCGGTCGGTGGCCTGAACTTCATTGACGGCCAGGGCGAGAACATCCCCCCGATGGTGGCTGTCCTTGAGCCGATCCCGGGCGAGACGATGAAGGGGACGCTGTCCCTGTCCGGCGGGCCGCCCGACGCGGAAGACCTCCTGGTGACGATCTTCTGGGGCGACGGGACGCAGGAGCAGCTGGAAGGGAGCGGGGATCAGATGGTCACGCATACCTACGACCGCCCCGGGAAGTTCATCATCCAGGCCATCAATTCCTACGGGCAGCGCGCCTCGGCGATCGCGACGGCGCCCTATATCCCGCAGCCGGTCGTCACTGAGATCATCCCCAACGCCGCGGCCATCGGATCGCCTCCGGGGACCATCATCATCAATGGTGACGGGTTCATCCCGGAAAGCCAGGTGTATTTCAACGGCGGTCTAGAGCCCGCCGGGGCCTATGTCAGCCCGACCCAAATGACCGTGGGTGTGGACCCGCGCACCGCTTCCGGCCCGTGGACGGTCCCCGTCCAGGTGAGGAATGACGACAAGATTTCGTCGCCTGACATCACCTTCAC